ATCTAATACACATACAGAATAATTACTAGAACTGCTATTATATATTAAAGCTCCTCTTGCAGAAAATGTGCCTGTCCAAGTAGTAGGAGAATCAAAAGTTATATACACTACGTCTGCAGTATCATCTTGTGTTACTGTAGCGCCTGTTAATGTGTTACCCCCAGCTACATACCCTGTGCCTACCACTTCATTCGTAGTTGTATACGCAGAAGTAGATGAATCTAGCGTTGCGTCATCAGTATATAAAGCTATTTTAAAAGTATCAGTATCAAAATCTATATCGCCAGCTAGTGATTTAGCAACAAAGGTATTAGTTATTCCTTGTATAATAGTTGCCATTAAACTGCACTCCCTCTTCTACCTTTAACAGGTATCCTAGCTTGTCCACTACGATAAGCATCGCGAGTATTTTTACCTTCGCCTAATCTAGTTAATTCTGCTAATGCTTGTTCATATCTATTGGAGTAGTTTGCTATTGTTTCTGGGTCGGCTTTGAGGTACGTAGCTGCTTCCAACAATGAACCATAAAGTAATACGGAGCTATAATTATCTCCCAGCCAAGACGTACCGCTAGCGGCAGTAGTAATAGACTCAGGATAAAAAAAGTAATGAAGCTCAGCGCCATAGCCTGTATCAGGTGTAGGGCCGAGTATAAATGTTGTATCATCGAAGACAGCATAATATTGAGGTTTTCCGTAGTGAGCTGCATCAGTATCAGGAAATGATTGCCTAATAAAGTTAACGTCTTTATTTATAAGAAAAGTATATTCGTTAGTTGCGGTATCAATACAAGCTAAACTATAAGTAGCTAGCCAATCATCAGGTACATTTAAATATTTGTTACCAACGTTAATAGTACCTGTATCATTTCTTCTTAAGTCTGGAAGATTAACTCCATTAAAGATTCTGTTTTCAGCTTGAGTTATAAACGTGTTTACATCTACTGTAGAATATTCATCTTCAGTATACGATTGTATTTGTGCGACTAATTCTGCGTAAGTCATAAACTATCCTTACGCCATAGGACCGCGAGCTTTAGTGCCTTTAGTTGCTGCACCATTGCCACGAGTTTCTACGCCAGAAGTTTTAACATTCTTTTCAGGATAACCTGCCGTGTTAGGTACAGGAACCATTTGTGGTTGTGCATATCCATCTACCATTTTTGGTTTTCTTTCTTGGTTCTCTTTCATTTCTTTCTCCTAAGTTATTGTTATTGTAACAGTTCCTACTACTCCTGAACTTACTAAATTATTTCCTGTAAACTCATTAGATGGAGGTCTTGCTCCACCAACAGGTTCCCATCCCCATTGTATATCTCTTGACCCAGTTACGTTGTTGTCATTAAAACTCTGGTCAGGTCTTGGATCTCGCACTGCTTGAGGATCTTCTACTGGATACATCCCCTGCATATTCTGTGGTTGATCTGGGTTCCAACACTCCTTACAAGCTTTAATATTAGTATTAGTTTTTCTTACATATAAATCTTTTAGTTCTCTAAGCTTAAACTGAAAACCACAAACATCACAGTCTGCAATAGCGTTCTTATTAGTTGTATACCTATTGCTCATTACTTACGTTTAGCTCTAGTTTTACCACGAATAGCTATACCATCTATCTTACATTTACCTTTACCTTTGACTGAACCACCATGTTCATAGCCTTTAACTTTACCACCTGCTTTTAACTTTTTAGCCTTTTGAGCTTTTTTCATATCTTCATAGCCTTTTTTAAGTTCTTTTCTTTCTGATGCTGTCCCTCTACCAACGCCCACAGCGTTATCAATTATTTGAGTTGCAGCACCTCTAATACCACCTTTCTTTTTATTTCTAAGTCCTATTTCATATGCGTCTCTTTTTTCTGCATCTTTTCTTTCTTTGGGACTCATGCCTTTTTTAACTCTAGATGTAAATTCTTTTGTAAATCCAGGATCTTTCTTATTTTTTGATACGTCGCCACCAGGTGCATAACCTTTAACATTACCACCTTTTTTCATAAATCCCATTTTGTTACGTACTTCTGAAGGTAGCTTTCCTAAACTTTTCTTTTTGTTTGCTGGTACTTCTTTCATCTTAATCTCCTATATATACGATGTTCTTGGTGCTACAGTTAAAGTTGCTTTTTCTCTGTCTTCAGTTGAAGCAAGTAGCCACTGCTCTTCATATTCTGATTTTAAAAATTGTACTCTGTCTCCAGCTTCTGGAATCTTAAGTGATAAATAATAAGCTAATCCCGCTACCATGCACGGTAAAAATCTAAATGGAATATGCTGTGTGTTAACACCTGTACCCGCATCATCAATTCTTTTTAACATCCAGTATACAAAAGTATAACTTGCGTCATTAGGAATAGGCCATAGAGTTATCTTAGGAATCTCTGCTTGTCTATCTATATAAACCTGTATCGGTCTGCCCGTGTCGTTCTTACTTGGGATAGATGCATAAGTAGGATTTGACACCCTAGAAATAGCTATGTCAGACTGAGTTGTTCCAGACCCAGTTCTTATGACTTGGCTCATGAGGTCGATGGTCGTCGCGGGCAAATCGTAAGTGGCTGTACCTGCAACTAATGGTATCTGTCCTTGTTCAACAGTCCACAAGTTTATGCCTCGGTTAGCCCATTCTATTGTAAGTAAATTTAAACTACGAGTTGCAGTTCTTAAATCATATCCTGTTCTTAACTCTGCACCACATCTTTCAAACGCTTCTTCTACAAGAAGGTTAAGATCTAAATTAAATGCATGTGTGTCTGTTGTAGCCATATTATTTCACCTTTATTTTTTCTTCTACTATATATAGTCTAACTTCTAAATTATGTAAATCTTCTATAAGTATTTCTTTTATCTTTGCCCTTTCTATCTCATTATCTAAAGATGCTATTATTTCTCCTGAAGGGCTAATAAGGTGACTCATATTTTGTTCAATTAAAACCACACGACTATTTAATGAGTTTATTGAGTCTACCACCCACCACATAGATACTAGTATTAATGGTATCAAACTTATTAATATTCTACTAATATCCACTATTTCTTCTTCCTGGTCGCCTTTCTCCTTTTAAGTGAGGCAACTCTTCTTGGTTTACCTGCCGGTTGTCCAAGTCTTTTCTTTTGAGCTATTCTAGACTTCTTTTGTGCTGCTGTCATTTCTCCAGATGTTTTTGGAGTTTTACTAGAAACTCGTTTAGTAGGTCGGCAATAAGGTGTACCACGTTTATCACCTTTTTTCCTACCACAAGCTTTACCTGTCTTTACGTCCTTCCAGTCTTCTTTAAACCAGCGTTTTAAAGCAGCTCCTTTAGCTGTCTTTCGGACTGCCATTACTTTTTACCTTTCTTTTTTCTGCATTTAGCAATAGCACCAGAAGCATAAGCACTAGGAAAGACTTTATAACTTGCCTTTACTTTATGATAGCAAGCATCTTTTACACTACCACCTTTTTTTAATTTAGTGGGTTTAGTATGACCATATCCTTTTTTCTTAAGCTCTAAATGTTTAGCCATAGTAGGGGCTTTTACACCTTTGCCTGTCTCCATATCATACATCATATGAGACTTAAAGACCTTACCCCCAGCTTTCATCTTCTTAGGTTTAGAGTGACTACACCCGCAGTTTTTTAATTTCTTTGGGTTTATTATACCCATTCCGCGAGAGGCTCTCACTATCTAGACCTCTTGGCTCTTGTAAAACCACGTTTAGCACAGCCATCAATAGAGCCACCTTTTTTAAATCCCATAGAAGCTTGAGCTTTTCTTTGTAAACTTCTACCCATTTTTTCTTTCTTAGTAGCAGGACGTCCAATACCTATAACATCTTTAACTTTATCTAATGTAGATTTTTTGTTTACAGGTTTTTCAATATTTGTTTTTTTAGTCTCACCTTTTTTTTCTATAGATTTAGCTGTAAAGTCTGGTCTTGGAGCATTAGACGGGTTTGGCTTAGCGTCTTGAGATTTAATTGGTGTTTTAGCTTTATCATCTGCACGTTTAGTTGTGTAAGATTTACCATTCCACATAAAAGTTTTTTTACCAGAACGTCTAGCATCTGCAAAAGATTTACCAAAAGAAGGTTTGGCTTTTTTAACCTCAGGTTTCTTTACTTTAGGTTTATCAACTTTAGGTTTATCAACTTCAGTTTTAATAACTTTAGGTTTACTATCTATTTGATTATTAGCAATTAACTTATTTATTCGTTTAGTATAAGCGTAAGGAGCTTCCCCCTTCTTTCGAGGGTTTCTATTTCTAACCATATTATTGATTGCTTTTTTTGCAGATGCGTCATCACGTTTCTTAATATTTCTTTCCTCATAAGCTGACGCTTTCTTTTCAAGAGGTGGTAATTTTCTACCTTTACTATCTAAAGCCATTTTAATTCTCCTTAGTTAAACCATACGACCACGGGTGTGACCTTTAGTAGCACATCCGTCTGCGCGTTTAGATGCTGAGCCAACTGCTCCGCCTTTCTTGTATCCTTTGACTTTACCACCCATCATCATTTTTTTACTTCTAGCTTTCTTAGAATCCGACATAACTTTATCAAAGTTTCTTTTTTCAGGACTTCTCATAGCTTTACCCATAGCTCTGCCAGCTGCGTCTGCCATTTGTTTTGCAGTCATTTTTTTCTTATTCTTAGCCAAAGCGCGACCTTCTTTATCTTTCTTCATAGAAGTCATAGTAACCTTGCCGCCTTCATCGTACCCTTTGACTTTACCGCCTTTTCTCATTTTTAATTCGCTAACTACACGTTCCTTTTCATCTTTTAAATTTCTTTTGCCTTTAGCAGTGTAGCCCTTTTCTGCGTCAACGCGACCTAATTCTTCAAGGCGGTTCATTCTTTTAGTATTCATGCTTTTCTCCTTTTCGGTTTTTTAATATACTCTTTTCCTACTTTTTGTGGTACCCCTACTTTTTTAGCAAACTTTTTGTTTTTAGCTACTGCTTGCATAAACTTCTTTTGTTTCTTAGACTTAGGTGGCACTACTTATTAATCCTATTACTTGAAGCTTCTGGTTTTCTTGGTTTAGCACCTTCGTCTTCAATAACTTCTTTTTTACCAAATAGCTTTTGTACCGTATTGGTTTCCCAAATACGAATAA